CAACCCACTGGAGTTCCAGCACCTTTTGCTTTACCCTCTTCCTTCCACCTTAATGCTCTGCGAGCAGCAGTTTTCATTCCAGAGGTGGGGGTATATGTGTCAGCCATTATATAATCTCTCTCTTTACCATAGCATCGCGTGGATCAAAAGCAGACCAAAAACTCTTTTCTGCTCTCAGGGTACTCATTCTATGACCAACCATTCTTCCCGTTGGCTCACCATTACGATATAGTTCGATTACTACTGCTGGATTGTCCTCTGTTCCCGTAATGGTGAAATCTGAATCTGGAACATTGTATGAACCACTACGAACGACTCTCTTAACCTTACCCCTTGCTCTACCACCGCTTGAATTCCAAGATACCATTTGACCAACGCGAACACTATCTGCCTTACTCATATCTGGGTTGCACTCTGGGCAATCTTTGCAAGCAACATCCATAGCCTTGCAGGTTGGGCAGCCGCATCCTGTGTATTGCTTATCCATTCTTTCCATCATATCCTCCATCATCTCTTCTTCATCTTCTCTTTCCATCTCAGGCATGACATATCCATCAGGAATTGCTGCCAAGCGGCACTTCCCTGTTGGCTCTACCTTATAAGAAAGAATGGCGCATCCATAAGTCTCAGGATTAAAGAATGAACAATTGGCACACATTACTCCAATATTAGCGTCATCATTTTCTTCTCCTGGCTCATATCCAACCCAAATACTTGATGTACCCTGATCGAATGGACCATACTTTTCTGCAATAGAAACAAGGGCATCGTGAAAAGCCTTTTCTTCTTCAGTTAATTTTGCATAAAGTTCTCCACGATATTTTTCAAATTCAGGATCTAGAGATTTTGCGGCCCCTGGCTCTGATGCATATAGAGCAGCCATTTGTCTTTGTGCTGCCGATCTTGTTTCGTGACAACCTTCTAGTTCGCTAGTGCCTTCTTTAAATACCCCGTAACCAGAGCATTGTGAAGTTCCTTGACGAATTTCCCAGGGCATTAGTTACCAAACAACCTGTCCCATGCCTTTGGACCCATCTTCATACCATTAGATGTAAGACCAATTGATCTATAAAATTCCTTAACGGCATCTTTAGTCTTTTGGAAATAGTTTCCGCTTGCACCATGATCTACCTCAAAGCCTCTTGCAATAAGTTGTGCCTGCATAGCCTTGATGTAGTCGTTACGCTCACCATACTTGATAAAGTTAACTCCTGGATATGGCATACCGCTTACTGGCTCCTTGGCCTCTGCGATAAGATCTCCTACAGAAGTTTCAAATTCTGGCTCTGGTTTAAAGATTGGTAGATCAAACTTTGATCCATCCTTTTCTGCCTTGTCTGTGAAAGAAACGTGAATATGCTGAGTGTGTCCCCAGTTACCCTCGCGCCATGTCCAGAACTTATCGGGATAGGTTCCGCTTGCAATGGAATTTTCATATACTACATATTTGAGCCTTCCCTTATCCTTACCCTCACGGGCATACTGAATGAGTTGATCTGCAAACTCCTTTGCAGTTGTCCCCTTCTTCCACCCTGGACCAAAGTTCTCATCAATATCAATAGCATGGACCCAACCGTCCTTGTCGGGATTGTGATCTGAGGGTCTGGCTTGATGGCTAGCATCGCCTACCCAACCATCACTGCGCTTATCTCTGTTGGAATATGCCTTATTAAGTTGATCTCTTAAGGTTACCCCTGCCTTTACTAACTTTGCCATTATAGATCCTCTCCAAAGTCTGGCTCTTCTACCTTTGTGTAGTCCTCATCATTTACGTCTGCGTAATGATCTACTGTCTCTTCTGCCTCTTCAATGGGAGTGACAGATGCACTGTTTTCAAATGAAAATATACTCATAGGGACAATTATATCACTCTTCTGATTTCTTTTTCCAAACAAAAATGATTTCCTTTAAAACTTCTCTTTCCTCTTTATCTAATTTATCAACCATTTCTTTATTTTCACTGTTATCATTCAGGGAAACCATGGGGTCTCCCATTTCATCAAAAACAACATCAATCATATTCTTTGTCCATAGAGAAAAAACCATAGCGTTAAAGTCTTGAATATGATTATCGTATAAATCTGGAATCATATCTCTAGCCTCTGGTGTCATTCTATAAATTGGTTCACCATCTTCGTCATCAAAGACGTATTCTAATGCTCCCATACTTATCAAGTATTGGATCATTTCTTCGTCCACACTACCACCCATTTATCTCTAAAGTAATAGTGTCCTGTGGTTTACCATAATCAAGCAATAATTTATTCATCAGTGATCTAGCACAGCACCCTGGTCTTTTATCGTTTACAAACTCAACAACTTCACCATCTATTATTAATGTTCCGTTATATCTACTGCCTGGAGCAGGCTCAATAATTATTTGCATGTGTATATTGTATCAGCGGTTTGTCGGCAGGGCGGGGCTTGAACCCGCAATCGTATTCCCAGTTTATAAGACTGGCGGCTTAACCAATTTGCCTACCTGCCGTATAAATCTAGTTAACAACTAGAAGAGTTATTCCCCAAACTAGAAAGCCCATTGCAATGACTGTTGCAACAATGGTGCTTAGAGGAAATTCTTTTTTGTCTCCAAGACCTAGGGCAGCAATGTTTGCAATCATGTTTAGTGCAAAAAGAATTAGTGTTGTAATAATGTATAGTGTTGTTGCCAGTCCCATTTTTTACCTTTCTAGTATGATCTTAATTATAGCGATTACGACAAAACTTGTCAAGAACGTTCTCCACATTACCTCGCTCATAGCATATTCAATCCAGCCAGATAATCTTCTACTTCTTTTGGAGCGGGTGGTGGCTCAATAAGATTTTTAATCTTTTCTTGCTCTTCATTTCTTTTCTTGTATGAAGAACTCCATGTATGAATTTCTATTTCTTGATTCATTTCTCTGCGGGTATGAGAAATAGAATTATAAACAGATCCACACATAGCATCTGCCAAGTCCTTTGACTTCTTTCTTGGATGGTCTACTTTCTTATCAGATACAATCTTTAGTTCGCTCATTTCCTCAAACAATAAATCAATATGTGGAAGTGCTACACGTTCTTCATAAATGAGCATTGCAAGATCCTCATAATGCTTCTTGGCTACTGAAAGAGTTTCTGTCTTTATCCCTACCGCCTTTAGTTCTTGTTGAATATCAAAGGACTGCCATCTATCAAAGGTAACAAGGCCAAGATTAAATCCCATTCTTCTTAAATGAATGATCCAATTCTTTACCTCGCTCAAATCCACTGGACCTTCCTTGCGAGGCTCCCACCATGCAATAGCATCTACTACAACAAAGGGCACAATCTGTTCGTAGTCATTAAAAGATTTTATCTCTACCCACTTTTCTACATGGCTAATTGCGACCGCACACTTGTCATGTTTTTGTGCAAGGTCGGCATGAACAAAATAAGTCTTGTCTGGGTCTGGCTCAAATGCTCCATCAAACCTTCTCAGGTTATCTAGTGGGTTTCTTAAAGTCATGGCGCGTTGAACCTTGTCCTGTTGCTTAAAGAATGCGTCAGATGCAAAGTTTGGCATACATGCAAAACGCATAAGCGCATCACCAGGATCTGTGTAGAACGCTAATTTAAAGTCATCAATCTTTCTTGTTGGGTTTACCTCCCATGTTGGACGCTTAATTGCGAACACATAAGGAATCTTGTAAGAAAGTATATGGTCTTCATCCCATTCAATAGCAAACTTATTTCCATCTTCATCTTCTGGAAGATCTGGGTTTAGAATAAATTCATGACTTTGTACAACTGTATCTTTTTCTGCAATAACATCTTCATACCGCTTAGTAATAAAGTCTCCCTTGTACCTGGGGAATGAAAGAAGGATAACCTTTCCATAATCTGGAAAACGTGAATCAACAGAGGCACGGAATGCCTTATAAATAGCATCACCAGTCTTAGCATTCTCATTGCCGCTAGTAGACTCTTGTGCAAAGCCAGAAATCTCATCAAGTACGGCGAGCATTAGGTTTAGTCCCTCATGGCTCTCACGCTCTGAGTGACCAGAATAAACAGTGATAGATTTATCAAACGTAACTGCATCTACCTTCGATTCATATTTTCCAGCAAACCATGGCGAGTTCTCAATTTTTGTTTTAAATCCCTTGAAGAAAACATTCTTTGCCTGTTGAGCGTTGATAGCAACGTTGATAAGATCAATAGCATCTCCAGCAGGCTTGCCAAAGTATTTGGCAGGATCTTTAAGGCATAGCAACTTATAAACAAGATATGCTGTTCCAACAGTTGATGTAAAGTCTTTACCGCTGCCCTTCCCACATTGCAGAATCACTTCATTTTTTGTGTATTTCTTATAGTGTTGCGCTGCCTCGTCTTTTTCCATGAATCGTTCTAGATCTTTTTGCTGATAAATCTGACTCATTGTTTCAACAAGGGTGTACTGAATATCTGACAATGCTGGTTGACCTAAATAATCTTCAGACATTACGAAAGTCTTAATGTCTACTGGATATTCCTCAAATGGGTCATCATCTAGAACATTAAGAAAATCATCAAAGTCTAAACTCATAGCGTTACTGCCTCGTCTGCCCCACCATAATCAGCAAGCCTTCTTGCAACTTCATACTTGCACTTATCACAACCACCAACAACGTCTTTTAAAATGCCAAGCAGGATCTCTTGTTTTCTTTCTTGTTCAAGTAGTTGATCTGCCAACTCTTTATTTTCAAGAAGCCCAGCCTTCTGAAGCATGTCCATTCTTTTATTTTCAATATCAAGGATGAGTTTAAGAGCGTTTGTTTTTGCACCAAGGTTGGCTGCAAGATCTGCGTCCTCAATAACCTCGTAAGCCTTTTTAATTAGTTGATTATAATGTTGGTCTGCACTAGCGAGTGCTTCTTTTGCTCTAGCACGAATGGCTTCATTGTTAGATACCATACCCCGCCATTCATTAAGTAGTTTTACTACTCTATTACGAGGAATATCAAGTTGCTTGGCAATGGTAGATTCATCATTACCCTTGATATATTCAGAAGCAACCTTATTTACTTCTTCTAAATGCAATACGATATCTGTTTCCATGGGAATAATTATAGCAGCAGGGTAGGATGTTGCCACCTAATGATTTGGTTCCTACCCTGCCGCCATCTAATAGCAGTTATGTCCTGGATAATACCAATGCTTCTTACCGCTACCATTTTGCCAAGCAGTATAGAATGCACGATCTTGGTAGTACCTTGACCATTTATGAATTGGCTTATCGAACAAAGTCTTTATTTCAGCAGACAAGCCATCTTTTGTTT